GACCCAAAGGATCGCCGCAGCCAAAAAAATCTTCTCGAATGCGGTTGTTGAGCTCGCTGCGAAGCGGGCGTTTCCGATCAGTGTTGGAGGGCAGCGCCCCACCCTCGCTCCATAGGGGAGCAGGGGACGTTGAAGGCAGAGGGTTCAATCCCCTCTGCCGTGTTATTTTTTTAGCTATCTGATATTAAGTTTATAGTTTATAATAAAGATATGTCTAAACCTAAAAGTTTGCCCAAGAAGGATACTTCCCCCAAAGTATATCAGAGAGAGAAAATAGATTTTGATTTACATATCAGAGAGTTGGCTTGGACAGAAAAGCAAAAAGCCCTTATTGAATTGGGGGCTAGTAAAGATGCCAAGATCATTTTTTTAGCTGGTCCAGCAGGTACCAGTAAAACCCTTACCTCTGTAAGAATAGGATTAGAATTATTAAATCAAAAAAAGGTGAGTGACCTTATCTTTGTGAGGGCTGCAGTAGAGAGTGCAGATTCTAAACTAGGATTTCTTCCTGGAGACATTGCAGGAAAGTATGAACCTTATATGGGTCCATTTGAGGATAAGATAGAAGAATTGCTTCCAGCAGGAGAGGCTAAAAGATTAAAGACTGAAGGCAGACTCATCTATCAGCCTATTAACTTTGTGAGAGGAGCCAGCTGGACAGCTAGATGTGTTATTGTGGACGAGGTACAGAATATGACTCTTAATGAGATCCAGACCTTGTTAACTCGTATAGGTAAGTTTACCAGAATGATTCTTTGTGCTGACAGTGCTCAGAGTGATCTTCCCAAGAATAAACAGGGAGCCTTTGATAAATGTCTCCATATGTTCAATACCCCTGAAGCAGAACAGATGGGCGTTTATAGTTTAGCTTTCACAGAGGAAGATATCATGAGAAGTGATCTGTGTAAGTTTATTGTGAAGACCTTTCAGAGTAACAGTCATATATTAGCTCAACATTAGTATGAAGAGATCTATCCTGATACTGGCTATATTGGCTATTGTTGTGATAGGTGAATTGTATCCTGTGGACCCTAACCATGATGTCAGATTAATCAGAAGATTGTATTTAGATAGTGTAGGCAAGGTACCCACTCCAGAAGAAATGGATTGGTATATCATATATAACAAAGACAGTTATTATGCTGCGGTAGATTACATATCTTCATTTAAACCTAATAAATTAAATCCTAGGTATCAGAAAATGACAAAGTATGAGCTGATAGCCTATTTCAATTCAGATAAATATACTCAGACTGAAAGCAGACCGTTAGCTAGAAAAGAAATTGAGAATATAATCAGATATAGTTCAGGATTAAAAGATGGGTCGTTAGATGAGTGTAAAGATAGACTTTGTTCTGATGCACTAAAAGTATCTGATGACTTTGTGGATGCTTCTGACTATATGGGTATGTGGCTCATGGGAAGAAATACCAACATTCGTGAAGCTAATCAACTGGCTGAATTGTCCAGAAAGTTAAAAGGTGAAGGTAAAAATGATTTAGAGATAATGAGAGGATTGCTAGAGGAAATGATTAAATTCGAGAGTGTGGTTACCAAATAACCCTCCAGTAAAATATAGGGTATATTTTGGTATAATATATAGATGGAGTTTTTAAACCAACCCCTCCATCAAAAACACCATGAAAACAGTAAATCTATACTCGGAGCAGGATATCACGTTATACGACGTGCTGGCGCATGTCGATATCGCCCTGGAGCACTGGGCGTGGGCCGTAGCGGCCTGCATAAACAAAACCAGTGCCGAGAAGGTCAGGAACTTGAGGTATATCCTCAGATTTTTGTGGATCCGCCTAAGCTGCGATTACCGCAGCTCAGGTGGTTACTTGAGCACATTACCGGACAGCACTCTATACACTTGGGTGGACTTCTTAACAAAGGAGGATACCGTTCGTGTTGAGAAAGAGATTCTCCAAGAGGCTGTCCGCGTTTTCCCTGGACTTCTCCGAGCCGTGGCATCACAGCTCAACACCAAAAGCTTGAACGAAGCGGGGACAAGTTGCCCCCTCTGCGTTCATCACCATTAATAAATGCGCGTAACCTGCGTTAGAGTGGTTAGGTTAATCGGCTACGATTTTTTTTAGCTACTGACTATAGAATTATTCACTCCCGACATTCTTCTGCTTCTTCTTTCACGCTCTTCTCTCACCTTTATCAGCTCATCAGGAGTGAGCAAATGCTCTAGCGAGCTGTCTTCTACTGCCGCATCCAGGTCTACCAGTATTTCTTTGATTTGAGTGATAGGTGCACCAGATACAGGATCAGTCTGATATAGCTGTACTTTCTCTAGCGCGCTGTCAGCTATGCTGGACACGCTAGCTTCAATAGGTGACGAGGCGCTTTCGTCAGGTTCAAAAATTAATTTTTTTTTAAGCTATCAGGAGCAGCTTCAGGCGTATCCTGAGAAGGAGAGGCAAGCACTCCCTCTTCTTTCCTGCGAGGTGTCTCTTTTTTAACTTCAAGCAGTTTATTCCAGGCCAATACCAATGTGACTGCTAGCGGGTCGAAAACAAAGATTAGTGCAAATATAAAATATCTCACAGACTCATCCACGGTAGATCCAATAGCTTCAGAGATAAACTTAAACGAACCCACATCTGTGGTTGTATTCATTTGAATTTTTAATTCTGCTATATTTTTTTCCAGATCGATGATTCTTTCGCGGTCTTTAACCAACTTCTCTTCTTTCAGCTTCATCTCGCTGTTGGCTTCTTCGATAGCCTTGTACGCCTGCTCTCTGGGAGCTTTAAGGTTTCCGGCATCCTTTACGCGCTGCTCCTGATCTTGCCTGAGGGCTGTAAGTGTTTTGATTCTTTCAGCACTTTCAGTAATACCTGTTTCTATAGCTTTTTTTTCTGAACCCAGGGCAGATATCTTGTTATCAAAGGTACTTACAGTGGCTGAGTGCACTTGATAGGCTCCGGTTAAAAAACCAAAAATACCCAAACTGGTTATGCCCATCAAAGTGAGCACAGCTATACAAAGATATGTCTTCAGCAGGAAGCTTATATGCTTCCAATAGGTATGCAGGAAACTGGCTGCGACCAGCTTACCTATTTCAAGGCTGCTGGCCATAATTCCAATAGCCAGGCTGCTCCCGGAGAACAATACAATGAGCCCCTTGATACTGAAGAAGGCCGCGCACCCGGCCACAAATAATGCACTACAAGCGACGATTATTGTAAATAACATAAATATTATTATACTACTTATCTTTTTTTAAGGCTAGTTTAATTAACATACAGCCTTGCAGGAGCAGCCCCGCGCCTATGATGATCTGCGTCACAAACTGAGCTATTTGTAGCTTTACAGAAAAATCCATAGTTTAAATATAATATTATTTTTATTTTATGTACAGCTAAATCTGCGGGCGAGCAATCCGCCAAAAAGAAACGGACCACAGTTTTTGACTGCGGTCCGTTGATCTCGTTCGCAATAAAAATTAATTGTGTTTGATTCGAGGATTAGCGATCTCCAAGTGCAAGACAGGGAAGCCCAGCTCCGGATCATATTCTAATTTTGCGCGAGTTACGGATTTGATCTCCACCTGCTTTCTGCCATCCACATCCAAGCATATTTTGGTATTTTCAGCGTTTTGAGCAGGTTTAAATATAACATTACTGGTGTTGAGGAATTCTTCTTCATCTGTAACGAATGGAAGTCCTTGGAACAAGGTGTTTCTAAATTCGTCAAGTTCTTCTGGGGTTGCGGGGTTGGGTTTATTACTGTTACTCATATATGTAAGATAGGTAAAATTTAAAATATACTCTGCAATACAATCGTCAACATTTTTTTAGTAATACAAACAAATCCAAATGAACGTAGCCTCGAACAAGCTTAGTTCATAACCAGCTCCTCCTAATAGTGGAGCCATCGTATAGTTCCATGTTTTATGCATCAGATAACCTGCCAGCAGGTGCCACAGCATGGTCCATACATTGCCCAGCCAGTGAGGAAGTAGCTCCTCAATTTTTTTATCTCCCAGCAAGCTCTTCCATAACTCGATATTTCTTACTTTTGTATTTTTAGGGGTAGTCATAAGCGTTTTTGTTCACCTCTATTCGTATAGTAATAGAAAAATTTGTCAAGCGTAGGGGAGATAAAAATAACTGATAAAAATTGGTATAATATATTGAGCTGAATTTACCTATCGCGGTAAGCGAAGCTTTCACTTAGCCGTAACCAAATAATGAAATTAACAGACAAGGAGATAGTAGAGGCTATAAAAATAGCCAAGCAGAGGCAAGATGTAGAGCGGGCGCGTATGTGCTTGGCGTTGGTGGAGTCGTTGAGACCTAAGTTCCCAAAAGATGAGGCCGTACTCATCCCAAGGGAGCACCCGACAGGCTATATACCACGCGGTAAGAATTCATTCATAGATCGGAGGGTCTGGGAATGATTAGAGATAAAGACATTATTGAGGCGATTGAAATCGCCAAAAAACGCTTTCAGGAGAAAAATGTGGTCAACCCCTTCAATATGCTCGGGGGAACCAAGCGACCGCTCAGACCTGTCTACGACAGGGAAGGGCGGAAACTGAGAGCAGAGACACCGCCTCTAGGTATCCTGGTGAGGGATAGGGTCAAAATTGCCAGGCCTACCCATACAGCTATTTGATTAATGATAAAAAAGGGGAGAGCGATGAGCTCTCCCCTTCCCCCTTTTTTAGCTATCAGCTTTCGCAAGACTTGCAGGCAAGGATCGATCTGGCTAGCTCTTGTGCAGGGTTTGCGCTTCTTTGATAGTAAAGGCTTTTAATGCCCTGTTCCCATGCAAAGATCATGAGCTCGCTAACTTCTTTGGGTTTTGTGTTAGGAGGAATCATGATGTTCAAACTTTGCGCTTGATCGATATATTTTTGACGTTGAGAAGCCTGAATAACGATCTCTTTCTGGCTGATCTCTCCAAAGGTTTTAAACACTTCTTTTTCTTCTTGCGTTAAGAATGATAGATGCTGCACGCTGCCTCCTTTAACAAGAATACTTTTCCAAGTCTCATTACCTGCCCAAGGATAAAGCTGCTGCTGGTGGTGGGAGCTACAGCCAGTGTGGTAGTGTTCCTTCTAGCATACCCTTTAAGTAAAGGAGGTTCTCCAAAGATTTCTGCGAGCTCTTTTGTGGCTTTATCGGCTCTGGTTCTAACTGTTTTCCAAATGTCTACATTTAGAAACTTAGCCTCCATAGACTCAAACGAAATCATCTTGCTTTGAAGTAAGGAATGCCATCCTAAAACACCTACTCCTAAAGCTCGCTGATTAATAGCAAACTTCCTGGGAGCTTCCATAAACTGCATGTCTTTTGTTTTGTCAATAAACTCACTCATCACCGCATCCAGAAAATACACAAGAGTTTCGATAGCGTCTGTCTCTTTTAGCTCGTCCCATTTCTCAAGGTTGAGTGAAGAAAGGTTGCAGACGAAAGACTCATCTTCGCTATTCGAGAGAGCAATTTCTGAGCATAAATTGCTCTGATGGATCTTGAGGTTTTTATCTTTATATACCTGAGGAGCGTTGTTGTTTACCGTGTCAGAAAAGAAAATGTAAGGATATCCAGATTCAAAACGCTTCTTGATCACATCTCCCCAAATCTTTCTTTTTGATTTGTCCCCGTTGAGCATCTCACTCATCCATTCGTCAGATACAGATACCCCGATGGAGATATCTTGAATCTCATTGCCTTCTGATTTGATCTTGAGAAATTCTTCAATATCAGGGTGGTCAATAGGTAGATAAGACGCAAAAGATCCACGACGCACATTTCCTTGACTCACCACATTCATGAGCTTGTCGAACAATTCCATGAAATGTACGGAGCCTGTAGATTCTCCGCCTGAACTGATAGGAGTACCTCTGGGTCTCACTTTACCGAAGTAAGCAGATGTTCCTCCTCCATGTTTTGTCATGATAGCCACTTCGCTTACTTTATGCATGATTCCTTCCATGGTGTCCGGGATCACAGAACCAAAGCAGCTGATAGGTAATCCTCTTTCACGTCCAAAGTTCGCCCAGATAGGAGAGCTTAATGAGTAAAATCCTTTACTCATGTAATCCTCAAATTTATCCGCAAAACCTTCAATTAATAAAAATTTTTCAGCTGTATCAGCAATATCTCTGATGCGTTGCTCTGCGGTTTCATCCTCTAGCAAATAGCCTCTCTCAAGGAATTTTCTAGAGTCTTTGTTCAGCCAGTAATATTTCTCAGTCATAAAATTAAATCCATTCGGGGTAAGATTGTCTATTAGGTCTAGGTTCGAGTCTGTAGTCAATGAATAATTCTGCGTCCACCACTATATCTTCTTTGGCAATAACTAAACGATCTGCTACCAACCATTCACAGTTAGCATTTCTGGAATGATTAATATAACTAAACTTGGAAAGTTTATCGTTAGTTAAACAGTACGCTTCGTCTAACATAATGTACCAATTCTTGCTAATTTGCTCTGCAGATAGATCTGAGTAAAGTAGCTTGTACCAAGAGTCTGGAAACAAGTTATAGTCTATAACTTTTTCTCCTTTTTTGAAATGTTTGGACGCGAACAAGCCATAACCCGCTACATCAGACTTCTTGATGTATGTGTCCGGGGCATTGTCTTCTTCTACTCGCATAGCTAAAATAGGTCTTCTTCGCTAAAAGATTGATTCTTTTTACTGTATTCTACAGGACGGGAATGGAAGAAGTCTGTCATGTTGTTACCCAACAATTCTTCTTCAAACCACAAAGTATCAGTCAGCAGGGACTCGTTTATCTCAAAAGCAGTCTTGAAGCCGATCTGCTTAAGGGATTCGTTGATTCTGTTTTTAATAAACTCTTTAAGAATATCTCCACTCAAGCCTTTTTCTTGAGTTCCATTAATCATCCAGTCTACAATCTTGCTTTCCGATTTGAACGCCTCAACTGCTTCATTGATTATTCTGCTTTCAAGTTCTTCATCAAACAGCTCAGGGTATTCTTCCCTGATTGTATTCACAATCTTGATACCTACCAAAGCGTGGATAGCTTCTTCATTCCTGGTATATTTAACCTGTTGATCAGTATCTTTAAGAACATTTTTAAATCTAGCAAACCAGTTGATAATGTAGAACTGAGAGAACAAGGAAACGTTCTCCACAAACAAAGTGAATAAAATCAGCGCATACAAATATTGCTTCTTGCTATCTTTGTAAAACTTATGGGTGTATTTGCGTAGGTATTTAACTCTTCCTTGAATCCACTCAAGCTTCAGGTTCTCTTCAAATACTTCTTCCAATCCAAGCACGGACAATAAGCGTTCATAAGCATTATTGTGAATTACTTCCACATTAGCCATCACATAACCTAAATCCTGTAATGCAGGATGAGGCAAGTTATCGCCAAGTTTGGCCCAAAATGTTTTTACGGCAACTTCTATCTGTCCGATAGCTGAGAGTGTACGCACAATAATCTCGCGTTCTTTATCGGTTAAATTCACCTTAAACTGCTGCACATCAGATTTAAAGGAAAATTCTTTGTCTGTCCAGAAGCCGTTATGCATGGCTTCAATAAATGTCTCGGTCCAAGGATATTTGTTAGGTTTTCTAGAAATTTGTTCTTCAAAAAGCATAAAGTTTTTGGTTGGGGTTAGTAGAACATCTTACCAAAAAGATATTGTAAACGAGAGATAATTAATATCGTTCGACGGTTGTTTAAAGCTTGCTTTTCTATTACCCCTGCAAAAGTGCTTTGATTAGCAAAAATTAGCTTTGAATTAAGGATAGCTGGCGAATTTGTATGCCCAGCTCAGCTGCTCTGGTCAGCGATGAGCAGTCTCGCTCGTAAACCTGATCGTAAATTACTTCAGTTATTTTATACTCAGCGATTAAGTCTAAACACTTTTTGCAGGGTAATAATGTGGTGTATAGGTAATATACCTCGTTGCGTTTGGCATATTTAAGACAATTCCTTTCAGCATGAAGCACAAAAGGTCTTCTTTTGTCCCTGTCGGACCAATCTATTTCCACTCCCGGCAAAGCCCCGTTGTAGCCTGTGGATACCGTAGATCTGTCTTTTCTGAAGGCTGCTGCACCTACAATAATGTAAGGATCTGGAGACCTCTGTGCTGCGGCATAAGCAAGCATTAAGCCATATTGATCCCAATCTGGACGCTGTCTTTCTGTACTGTTCATGATGCGCTAAGTTAGCACATCAAAAGCAGACCTGCAAAGGTTTTTAAGCAAAGTTTCCACCTCGTCATCTTTGATCTTTTCAAAGTGTTTGAAAGAAACTCTATCCCCGTCGAAAGAAGCTTTCAATACATATGAACCGTCGTAGACAATAGTTATTTCTTCTGTATCTGTGTTGTAATTGAATTCAAAAGTCATTTCTAAAGTTGTATTTTTATCAACTAGTCATTAATATAACTAATATGAGTCTAAGTAAACAAGAAAAAATAATTAAACTTAAAGAATATTTTAAGGGTATGCGCTTGGACGCTGCGGTGATGGGTAGAACTATAGGTAGTCCTGCTACGTTTGTTACGCCTCTAATTATACTGGATTCTTCTGTAAAACTGCTAAAGGTTTTTGGTAGGCAGGCTGAGCCTGATGACCGCGATAACGTTATTTTCTCTAAATTTTTAGGTCCTGAGGATCATGTTAAAGAGCATATTGAGCATGACGCTGGTAAAATTCAATTAAAGGCTAAAAATAAACTTAGACAAAAAAGAAATCTTTCGTGGTTGCACGCAGGCTTCTTTTCTCCTCAGGTTAAATCTGTTTTTGTGGGAAATGCATTAAGTCAGAATATTGAGGGTGTGAATCCTATGGAGCAGTACATGCTGGCTCATAAGGTTACCAAGATGGGCGAGGGCGGTATCGGATCTACAGAAGCCATCCCAGATTCTTCGCGTGAAGTTAATGAATCTCAATTTGGTATATTAGACCCTATTCAGACTGTGGAGGCTACCACTATCGGGGTGGTTAACTTTTTTGTTAATAATGTACGGAAGGGTACCGACGGAAAGATCTATCGGCAGGTTATTGATAACACCACAAACAAACCTGTGTGGATCGACCATCAGGAGTTTTTATCTTCAGTTATTGACGTTCCTGAACACTAGACAATAGCTTTCCATTTATCTACAGGACATTTCTCAGAAGCCATCTTAAGCTTTAAGGCTGTGGAACATCCGCAGAGCAAGCATCTGCCTGTACCATTCAGTGCAGCGCTGTCAAATTTATCACAGCTGCGGCAGATTTCTAACCGCTGTTGTAGTTGTTCTTCTGTAACAACTTTCATGCCTGTCTTTATAAATCTAGATGCGGCGCTTGTTACATTTTTTGCCATTTGGAAAAGGGATGGAGGCTCTGGTTTTGGCTGAGGCTCATTATTTTTTTTAGAAATAGCTAAGTTTAGATGAGCGTTCCATAGTTCATCTATTTTGTTCAGTAGTTCTGGGTCACCAGCTAAAGCTTTATTTTTCCAATAATTAAACAGTCCTTCAGGATTACTTTTTCTATATCTATTGAAACCTTTACTGACCCAAAAGTCATGATTACCTCGATAAAGTACAGTAAGGCTGAACATCACTTTTTTAATTTTGTCGTCTAGGGTTGGCATAAAGTTTTTAAATGTATTTTACGCACACGAGCCTACTGTTTCTGTTTCACAAGTAACATTCACGCATACCGGAGGACCTCCTGAGGTGGCGCTACCGCATCTAAAAATACCGCATGGAATAGATTCAAAATCAGTTACACCTTCGGTATATGTTTGTGTAGTTACATACGCATAACTAACACATTTTTCCATTTCTTGACCTGTGCGTGGGTCTATTTTAACTTTACCTGTTATAGGGTCTATATCAGGTGCATATTCTAGACAATGCTCATCCACTACAGGGGTACTCGGGGATATTGCTCTGCCGCAGCAAAGATATTGAAACCAAGTGCTACCCGCCTCTATACCTGGAGGACATTCTGGTGTGCATGACACTGTTTGTTGGAGACAGTTTGCGGTTTGCCCACACTCTACACAGCACGTGGGGTCTGTGGAAATTTTTTCAGCTGGGATAGCCAAAGGGGGCACTTTTCCTCTTTTTATTTCTTCTCCATCACTCTGAGTTTTTTCTACGAAGGTTGCAAAGCAGAGACTGGTAGGGTTTCCAATAAGCCCCATCACATCTATCCCTTCCCACACATAATTGTTTTGAATAAAAGCGTCAGCTACAGCAGAGCATTCTACAGCTTTTTTAGATGTTTCCTTTAATGAACCTACACCTAGGCTCGCGCTAAACGAGGCATTTGGTGGACATCCAGCATATAGACATTCGCATTGGTTTAGTCCTGTGGCTCCTGTGGCTCCTGTTGAGCCTACAGGTATTCCGGTGCACCCTTCCATGTCTTGACAGGGTGAGAAAAGTGCAGGGCAGCACGAAAATGAGCCGGAAGCTCCTGTAGCTCCAGAGGCTCCTACAGGGCAGGTACCAGGCCACATACCGTCTTCGCCCTCCACGCAAGTGGATTCCACTTGATATGAAATATCTACATCTGTAGTACCGTCTTCGTTTGGGGTTCGAGTGATAATTCGTAACCCCATAGGGCAACCACACCCATTTACGCATGAGCCATCATCAATCGTGTTCGAGGGTATATAATTACTTGCATTAGGGTGCACGCATCCTCTAACACCGCAGCAATGGCACTCTACTCCTGTAGCTCCTGTAGCTCCTATGTTATTTGATGTCTTGAAACTTATTCCCATGATAACTACTCCGGTGGTGCTTCTGTGTTTTCTGTGTTTTCTGTGGTTGCTGGAGGAGCTTTGATACTCAAAAACTTTCTTTTAACGCTTTCGCCATTATCACAAACCTCCACCTCCAACCATTCCAGCTCGGTAAAATCAATAATAACATTCTGCGGTTCACCTTCGGTGGTTGCGCTTGGACCGTTATATTCTATTTTATTTATACCTATAGTTAAAATTTCTTGCGCAGTCTCACCGCCTCCCTTTCTCAGCTCAATTAATTTAGTATCTGCGCTTGAGAGAGCTACGCTTGTAGTATTTCCTCCGTCTTGTAAAAGAAACTTTGGGCTTGTACCGTCTAGCGCTACACTGATCAAAGTGTCCTGCTCGGTTATTTCAGCTTTAGTTAAAAGCTCTTCTGTTGACGCAAACAACAGACTTCCTGCTGCAATTTTGGCGTAATGCCCAGAGGTTGCGCCGCCCATGTATATGCCAGGGTCTATAAATTCCTCATTTACCGGAGCAAACTTCTCGCCAATATATTTTGTGGAAATTTGAATATAGTTTTGCCCTCCACTTTCCTGCAAAAAGATTAAATTACTCTGCAAAGCTAGTGTTGGGTCTGCGTCAAAAACAATATTTCCACGCTCTCCTGGAGCTGCAAATTGTTTTGAAAATAATAGATAGCTGTTAGTTAAAAATAAGTTACTAACGTCTCCATCATCCCCCACAAAGGCTCCGTCTACATAAGGACCCATATATAGATCCATTATGGTAAGATTGGACGAGCCTGAATCGCTGTATCCTTCAACATCGTCTCTTATATATAATCCTGCTCTTTCTTTGCAGGCATAGCATCTCGTATCCTGCGTATCTGCCACACCCTCATCCAATGGTATGCATAGATCTATCTTGCGACCGTCATCTCTTTTTAGAGTTAACGACGTGCTGCATAAGGCTGTACGTCCTATCACGTCATCAGTAGATACAACCTTACCATTTTCATCGGTTGTCCAATCTGTGTCTTTTAAATTTATACAATTACAATCGTGCTCGCCGAGGTGCATGTAAAAGCCCGGCTTGGCTAATTGTAGTGAGCCATAACCTAGAAAGCCCATTTGACTTCCTGAACAGTTCTGTAGACTTAAGTATGGTCCATCACTACCGTAAGCTGAAAGAGTGGCTCTATTCTGCTCATAACCTAAATCCAGCTGCCCTTTACATAAATCCAGCTTAGACTGTAAGCACGCATTTTGCACGCAGCAACCTTTTTCAACCTCACGGGTTATCAGCTTGTTTAAGGTTAAGATAGACCCGCAGTCAAAATTCCCTGGTCCTCCATCAAGACCCTTTTCTCCTGTAGCCCCCGTGGGACCTACGAGACCATCCAATCCCCGTGGGCCGGTAGCTCCAGTAGCTCCTGTGGCTCCTGTGGCTCCAGTTGAGCCTTGCGGTCCTGTAGGGCCGTCCTCCCCTGGAGGGCCTTCGGGGCCTTTTATGCCTCTGGGGCCCTGTAGTCCTGTGAGCCCTGTGGGGCCCCGGGGACCTGATGGTCCAGTTGATCCCCCGGGTCCGGTGGCTCCGCTGGAACCTCTGGGTCCGGTTGCGCCGGTGGCTCCGCTGGGTCCGGACGCGCCAGTGGCCCCTCTAGGTCCGGAGGCTCCTGGTGTGCCCGTGGCGCACGGAATATCTACATCAAAAAGTATTGAACATGTATTGATGCCGTCTATGTTGTCCGGACCTTTTGTGGTGATTGTGGCGTGCCCACCGCAAACTGTACCTGTATTAACAAAAGTTAAAATTTCGCAAGTGGGTAGAGCAGAAATGGGAGGGATGGCTGGTATGGGAGGAATAACAACAACATCAGGAAATTCAAAAGAACAAGCCGGAGTCAAAGAAACTAACGGGCGAGGAGTTAGCTGAGAGTCTACTCCTGCCGGGAGCTCACAATTAGGAGGTAGGTCTGCAGGATCTTTTGGTTTATAACTTGTATAATACTTCTGATCCCAAGCTCCTCCTGGAGATTTTCCTAAATGTATCTGAGATGGATCTATTTCGTTAGCCATCAGAAAAGTTTATTAAATAAAAAATAAAAAAGCAACGATAACGGAGCAATAATAAAAGATTCAAAACTACGACTCACTATCATTGATACCACACCTAACCAAAAACTGACGCACACAGGACAAACTAAAAGCCTTACTAAGAATTTATCTTTGTAATATTCCGTTAAAAAATCTATATAATTGCCGTCGTAACCATCTGAATGTAAACGTGTATATTCTTTTATCTTATAAAAATACGTTTGCTTGCATAAGATTATATATTCAGCAAATGCATTTGTTCTAAACCATATCAGCAAAAAGTAACCTATAACAAAAGCTACGACAGCAATATTCCACATAGATTCTTTAAACTTAAGAAATATTATCCAGTTCTTGAATGCGCGTCTGCAGCTCTTGAAGTAAATTCTTTTGAGCCATTGAGGCTATGCGCATAGCTTGAAGCTGCTGTAATTGTTCTGAATATTTCTTGATGTTTGCCTCTTGCTCAGACAAATTTTTTTCGGCCTGTTTGAGTCCGTCGGCGATAAGCATCAATGAAATATGCTTTTTGGTTGGATTAGGTTCTGTTACCACAGGTAGTTCAACTTTAGATTTGATTCTTGGTTGGTCTTCTCCGGGGAGTACAATTGGTCCTAGCGTTTCAGTGAACATATTTAAAAGGCTTCGTTGTTGTCGTTAAGTAGCTCTTTAATCTCTGCTTGAATTCTTTTTACTTCTTCGCTGTGGGCTTTCACAACGTCTCTTTTGTTTTTTTTAGCTGTCTCAAGCTCTACGACAAGGTTGTAAATTTTTTGTTCTTTAGTTGTTTGTTGTTCAGGCATAATTACTTAGTTGTTAATGAGTATTGCTACTCAATATCAAGATACCTCAAGTTAAAAAATCACGCAAGTGTTTAAAATAAAAAAGACGCAGCTTTTTGGGCTGCGCCTTTTTTATTTGTTTAGCTATTGGGTAGCTTAGGCTCCGGTGGCTCCGGTGGCTCCAATATTTTCGTCGCCTGAGGCGGTGCCGAAGCTTGCTCCGGTGTTCACCACAACTTTCAACAGATCTCCTTGATCGGTATTGCCATCAACACGCCCAGTGCCTCGCACATATTCAATCACATAGCTGATCTTTTGCTTGGAAGTGGCGTTAAGTGTAAGCGGGGCTGTCACGTCCGTTCCTGGGTAGACATAAAGCTCAGCAGGATTGGCGGTGTGAACGATGATCGTGGCACGAATAATATCGCGAGCAGGAACGTCGGCAAACACAAGAGTGTCTCCGTTGGCGTACTCGGTGGCCAGGATTACTCCATAGCTCACTTGAAGTTTTTCGTAACGACTACTTTTGAGCCCTCCCACGCTGGTGTGGTTTTCAGGAAGTTCATTTGCGGGTTGAGGATACTTTTTGATGTGTACAGTATTTGGCATATGTTTTTGGTTTAGTTGTTTTGTATTTAACAACAGAACATCTCAGGATGCAACAGGAAATTATTCCCAGAGGATCGATGATCTACTCCATTGCTAAAAGTATTATCACGTATTGTGAAATTATTTGCAAGGATTAAATCCAATCGGGTACAGGTACCCCTGGAAAATTAGGAGCCATCCTATAGTCGATAAACAGTTCCTCGTCTTTAAAAATTTTACGGTTAGCTAAAATCACGCGATCTCTCACAACCCAATCGCAATTAGGTGTTCTGGAGTGGTTAATAAATGAGAATTTTGATACTTTGTCGGTGGTGAGACACAAAGAAGTATCCAACATAATACACCAGTTTTTTGAGATGTGCTCTTCTGGAAGTTCAGCATATGTTGCTTTATACCAACTGGAAGAAAATAGATTGTAGTCTAAAATCAAGTCTCCTTCCTTAAAGTCTTTGGACGCGTATAGTCCTACTCCTTCTACGCAAGATTCTTTAATAT